CAGACAAGATAAATTTTAAATTATTTAAACCTTTTGGTTCAACTCTTGCAAAAGCAGAGTTGCCATTACAACTATTAAAAGATTTCAAAGATGATTTAAAAACAATAAGAGAAGATAAGCAAAAAAGAAAAGATCATAACTGGGGAGATAGGCTTGTAGGTCATGTTCAAGAAGAATATTTAATATCTCCTCCTATCATGCTTAAGTGGAAAGCAGCTTTTTTTGATCCAATTATTATATCATATACTAACGCACATTTTAAAATGGAAAAGGTAAAATCAGTTTTAATTAATTCAGCATGGTACGTTGTTTCAAAACCAGGAGATTACAACCCTTTACATAATCATTCAGAATATATTAAAGGTAATTATAGTTTAAGCTGCGTAGGTTATTTATCATTGCCAGAATCAATGATTCCTAGTGAAAATGCAAAATCACATAACGATTATAGCGGACAAATTCAGTTTGTTGAAGGTTCGGAAAATCAATTTTCTGATAGTCAACTTAGAATAGATCCAAAGGTAAGGGATTGGTATTTATTTCCTAATTATTTAATGCACTCTGTATATGCTTTTAATTCAGAAAATAAAAACGCTGAACGTATTTCTTTTAGTTTTAATGCTACAATAAACTTTGAATAAGTTTATTTCCTTTACTTATATTTTCTTCAGCAGGAATAATTCTTAAATTATTTTCTACATGAAGACCGCAAACTTTGTCATTTATTAATGGTATTATGTGATCTACATGAAAACCTTTAGGACAATTTTTATAAATTTTTTCTATTTCTTTTAAATTTGCCCATTTAGGAGTTGCGTTTAGTTTGTCTGCTCTCCTTTTAGCTTGTCTTATTTTATGAGGTACTAAAAAATTATCAGTTTTTCTAAATTTATTTATAAAAAATATGTATTTAGAACTTAATTGATATTTTGCCCTGTATTTTTTAAGTGTGCCATTAGCTTTTAATTTTTGTATGTAATTTATATATTTTTCTTTTTTTCTATATTGTTTTAAATAAATATTTTTTTTTGTTTTATATTTAGTTGATTTTTCTGCACAACTTTTTTTACAGTATTTTCTATTTTTAGCATAACTTGTATCTGTAAATTCTAAATTACAATTAAGACATTTTTTTTTAATTGTTATAGGTGTTTTTCTTCTACCTTTTGATTTACATTTATAAGAACAATATTTTTTTACTTTATTTACCGAAAAATCAATAAATGAAGTTTTGCAAAATAAGCATTTTTTCATTTAATTATTAAGAATATATAAACTAAAAGAAACTAGCTCAATAATGATAATTATTTCAAGCATTGACAGTTTTTAATTTTTCAGATTCAATTACTTCATTAAGTTTTTCATTTGTCCAACCTTTATGAAAGAAAACTAATTTTTCTCCAAAAGTATTTGGATCATAAATTTTAATATGTTTATCGTTTTCGTTATATCTTATGTGAAAAGCATATCCCAATTTTATAAACATACTAAGTTTTTTATCTTTTTTTATGTTTTTTATTAAATCTTTTAGTTTTTTAGGTTCGCAATAAATAGTTCTTATTTTTTGGTCGCCATGTTCATATATTAAATGTTGCTCCGTAAATACAAAAAAACCCACTTCATTAGGTTTTAAATCGGTTTTATTTTGTAAATAAAAACATTCAAAAGTTCTACAAGTCAAAGGTCTATTTTCATAAACTTTGCAATTTCCTTTTTCTATATTGCAACTTTTGCACCATAAAAAAGATTTTTTATGGTATTCTAAATCGTTTATCTCTGGTAATTTACAACACAGGCTACAATCTTGGCACTCTCTCATATTTTCCCTTTCTTTTAAAATTTTTATATCTATTGTAATGAACCCCACCAACCACAGAAAGAATATTTTTGAGCATATCAATTTTCAATTGGTGAAGTTCTTTTTTTGTAAGTTGTTTATGATTCATTTTTTTTTATCTCTTATTCCCTTTATTAAAGAATATACTACCTGTAAATCATAGACAGAGCAAGAGCCGATAAATTCTAATGTTTCCTTTCTCATCTCCTTTTGTTCTTCATGTGCCTTTGCTTTGTTTTGGTCTATTATTTCAAAATGTTCCTCTTTTAGTTCAGGCATTTTTAATTCTCTTTTTAGATTGATTTATTCTTTTTTGGCAATCTCCAAAATCCATAAATGAATAAAAATGTTTATTATTATGTTTCTTGGATAATATAAAAGTTATTGATTTATAGTCTTTAGCTTTCATTGTCCTCCCTTTATTAATTAATAGTATTATTGATTGGTTGATATTTTGCAAAAGTCAATTCCTTTCTAAATCTTTCAAGCTCTGATTTATAATGAAATCTTGAAATAGTATGTTTTGCAATCTTTCCCTTTTCAAAGAACAACCAACAAGAAGTTTCTTTAATTGGTGTTCCCATGTCTTTAAGTTCGTAGTTATCTAAAATTTTCATTATTTGCTCTCCTTTTCATATTGTCTAATTAAATCAATTAATGAGTGATCGATAACTTTGTCAAATGATGACAATAATTTTTCATCAAAGCATCTACCCCCACCAACGCAAGTAAAAGTTTTAATATCTTCATTATCAAAATGTTTTTTTGCTTCATCATGCAATTCAGAATAAGATTCATCATGTCCAGGATATTCTCCATCTTGATAATTTAAACAATCCTCAACATAATCCTTCAAAGATTGTTCTGTGCTATCTGCATCTACAGAAGATTTCCATATTTCTCTGTAATATTCAACAGCATTATCAAAATCATTATTTTCATCTATTTCAGATTGAGTTACTGGATCAAGTACAGTTCCAGTTGCTCCTTTCATTCCGTCTTTATAATTAAAGATTTCCTTTAAAAAATAAATTGATCCATCTTTAATTCCAACTGGTTTATTGTAAACATAAGACTCTCTTTGTAAATTTGAGTCATATTTTAATTGTGCTTGTGTCATGTTTTCCCTTTCTAGTGATTTGTTAAACATACGAATAAATAGCATAAAATAATATACTTGTCTATAGTTTGTATATATTTATTATGTTCTCTATTTGTTCTGTTGCTTTATATTTGATTGAGTATTAAACAAGCAATCAGGAAAGGCGCAGAAATGACAACAAAAGGTTTTACAATGATCCCAAACCAATTAATAATTGATGAGGGGTTGAGCAAGGAGGCGAAAGCCTTGTTTATTTATATAAGGTATTTATCCCCTAAATTTAGAACTTTGAGAAATGCCACATTATTGACAAAATTGGACATCTGCCTATCCACTCTCCAAAAAGCTAAAAATGAACTTATTAAAAATGGCTATTTAATTATCCACAGGAAATCATCAGCTAATTATTACGACCTCAGACTAAGTAAAAAATACTCAATCAATAGAGTATTAAATAAGCAAGAGACTAAGTATAATTTACTTAGTATTAAGAAGAACAATACTATGTATAACAACACTATGTATAACAAGAAAGGTTTCAAAGGTTTTAAAGATAAATGAGTTTATATTACTATAATAATGAACCTTTGCAGCATTGGTATAATAACGACTACTCCCCCTCTGATAAGCTAAATATTACAATTCAAATACAGGAAGATTTTAAAAATGGCTTAATTTCGACAGATCAACTGGTCTGGATTATTAGAGAGACTAGATTTGGCGATTACTCTGCAAAGCTCATAATTGATCGTTTAATGTTCGAAGGTAAATTAAAATATAATCCTGTCACAATGGATACTAGAAAAAATATTAAGGAAAGATCAGCTTTTGACATTTAATTGATTGAAACCACAATATATTGTGCTATTCTTGTTTTGCTCCCTTTGGAGCTTTTTTAGTTAATTAACTTTTTTTTTGAGTTCTGGCAGTATTTCCCTATCTTTCCTTTCTTAGCTGCCAGGCTCAACAATTTAGAATTATTTTAAACTATGGCAAGAAAAAGAAAACTTACTGACAAATTAAAGGATCATATTTTATCACTCATTGCAGACGGATTAACAATCAGAGAATTATTTTCAAGGGAAGATGTTCCAATTTCTTGGCAATCTTTTAGAACTTATTTAATTAATGATAATGATTTGATGAGCCAGTATATTAAATCTAAGGAGTTAGCAATTGATCTTAAATTATCTGAATTAGAAGACAAAAGAAAAGAATTAGAATCTAAAATAGAAACAGGTTCAGTTGATCCTAAATCTGCACAAAATCTAGTAAACCTTTATAAAATTATTACAGCTCATTCGCAGTGGTCAGCCAGTAAATTATCTTCAAAAACTTATGGCAAAGCTGCTGAAACTTTACAAATTAAGTCCAATAATGATTCAAATTTAGCAATTTCTTGGATGAAACCAGATTAAATGTTAGTAAGTTTGTTAATAAAGTTGTTGATTAATGTTGATAATATTGGAGTTGTGGAGAAAGTTACACACATAAAAAAGGATTTATACACATGAGTTGCAAAAATATCACACAAAACTTAGAACAATTCTAAATTGGTGATAACTTTAATTATCGGAAGTATTAGTATTGATAGGAATTAATTATCGTTAGTAATAATTTAACGATTTATGGAGAACAAAATGCGAACTTAGGGGTTTTATTTTGCCCTATGCCCAGTTTTGCGATTGTTGATGAAATAAAAATTAATGGATGATACAAACAAACAAATGGACAATTTGCTTTTACAAACAATAATTTTCATAATGAAAGAAAAAACCACAGGAAAACCTGTGGTTGTAACTCATTTCACAGGATTTCAGTCTGACGAAGAAGCTCAATTCTTTTCTAGGTTCTTGCAAGACCAATTCACAACCCCTTTAAATGAAGAAGATTATAATAAAAACTACACACTTCATTAAATGGACTTTCCTAATAAAAAATACGACATAATTGTTATAGATCCACCATGAAAGGTAAAAAAGGTTAAAAGAAAAATTAGACCCAATCAAAAAGAAATGGATTATCCTCTAATGCAATTAGACGATATTAAAAAAATGCCAATAAAAAGTTTAGCAAAAGATAATTGCTGGGTTTTTCTTTGGAATGTTCAAAAATACATTTTTGAATCTAAGTCTGTTTTAGAAAATTGGGGTTTTAAATATTTATGTATGGGAGCTTGGGAAAAAACATTTGGAAAATCAGCAGGTCAACCAATGTTTGGTTTTAGATGGAACGCAGAATTTATAGCAATAGGATATAATAATACTCCTGATTTCTGGTGTAAGGGTAAAAAATTAATTCCGTTAATATTTCAAGCTGAAAATATCAGACATTCTCAAAAACCAGATAAATTTTATAAAATGATAGAACCTTTAGGACAGGACAGGATTGACATTTTTGCTAGACAAAAGAGAAAAGGTTGGGATGTTTGGGGAAATGAAGTATAGGGGGTTTTGATATAATATGAAACAAATTGTTATTCCTTACTCACCAAGAGAAATCCAAAATTTTTTGCACAAAAAATGCGATATGAACCGATTTAAT